CCTATATGGTGTTCGTATACACTCATAGCGGAGGTAGACGGGAGTGCATCATACGGGTGCACAAAGTTGACTGGAAGAAAGTCAATTACAGGAAGGAAGGTGCAGCCTTTGAAAGGCTGTTAACGAGGTTCGAAACCGTTCCTTTCCTCAATGGCCGCGTAATTCGCGAGCCTATCGATGCCCAACTTGAAGAATATCTAGAGACAAGGCCTACAGAGGCCCAACTAGCCAAGTGGTTGCAACGAAAAGACCGACTTATACCTCCACCACACGGAAAAGTATTGCACCCTGCAAAGAAGATTTCACAAGATGACAAGAAAATGAAAAGAGCAGCCAAGAAGTTCATCGCAAGATTCCCTAAAGAAGCTTTGGAGCAAGCGATGACCATGTTCCGAACGACAAACCCAACACTTAAAGAAATGAAAATAGGAGCCAAAGCCGAAAAACGCAGGCTAAAGAAGGAACAGCGAAAAATGGACGACAAACTATGCGAGCATTTTGAGAGCGCTATGATCAAAGATGTAACTCAAACCCCAGCCTACATGCAAGTTGCTTGCCAAAAAGATAGTAAGGATTGGGTAGTTGAGCAAATGAATAAAGCGCTCAATGGGGGAAGAGTAGACTTTAACCCTCTTCTAGGAAACTCAATGCCGTTTGTCGATTCATTCGAAGCAGTGCAATACATCCCAACTAAAGCAATGCTATACACCTTAATCAACAAACCAGAAAAGCACATGCTCGTCGGTATTCGAAAAGTCGACGACTACTGGACTCTACCTACAACTTTCGGTAAATGCTGGAAGAGTGCTTTCGAATACTTTGGAATTGAAGTTCCCAACGAATTGTATGATCACGAAACCATGCAACTGCTACTAATAATAGCTATCTGCTCATTTTATGGAATAGATTACGGAATAGGAACTCCACCGAAAGGCTCGAAACACGGACTGCTATTCGAACTGGGAAGTTTGCAATGCGGACATGTCATTGTCTACACGAGAGATCCGCCGGCACTACTAGACACACACTTGAAAGAGAAGAGTGCTATGTTCCCAAATGTCGACATGCAAGTACCATATTACAATATCGGATTGCCATCAAAACCAACTCGACCTAGAAGAGAATCTAGAAGAGACGATAAAGATAGAAAGAAATCACACTCCAAGAAAACTAAAAGGCAATCAGACGTAGAATACGTGCGAAAGAGCACCAAGCCGCAGAAAAACGTCAAACACAGAGACGAACCAGTGTACGTAAAGAAAGCAGTAACATTCAAATCTTTAGACGATGACTATAAGAAAAAAGACCGAGATTACACGTACACCAACAATACGAAAAAGTTGTGCGAAAATATAAACAGGCGGCTGAAACACGGAGAGGACGAAGAACTTGAGACTAAAGCAAACAAGTTTATGACACAAGCGAACACCAACCCAGACTTCTCTGGGTTAGATGAAAGTATTAACGAAACTGAATTTCGTTCCGTCCTATCGTTACACGACGATATTCCAGCTAAAGCTAGCTCAGGAGTTATCAGAACAGGTGCTCAACAACAAAATGGTTCTGACCCCAAGACCATAGAGACGAAATACCAAGTTATGGATGAAGTTGAGGGAGAAAAAGAGGATAAAGAAATTTGTAAAGTCCTGAACAATGAAATCATGAAAAACCATCTCCAATCGAACAAAGATAATATCCGTAAATCCAAGCTGCCTGATCAATTCTACAGAACCATAAATCCAGCCGAGAAATCGATCATGGACCCAAGACCAACTGACATCATTCAGGAAGTAGTTAAGACAATCACCAGTTCATTCGCCTCCTTACTCCCCCCGAGTACGGAATTGTCATCGAAAATCGCACCAGATTTGGAGATCGTCTTGATGGCCTACGAGAAAAACACTACTGACCCCAAATTGTTGATAACTCAGAAGACGGTATATACTGTTTTGAAGGACCATTTAGAAGCGATAAGGCAAGCGTCCATAGGATCATATCTCTCTTTGACTCAAATAGCTGAACAAGCTCAAATTACGGATATAATTACTGGCGAAAATCTGTTATCTAAGGATCACGTATATGCCGTAGCAAAAGATAACAGAGAAGGGATCACCACTGATTTCCAGTCCCAACACATGCGAAGAGTCATAGTCAAATCCAAGCAGGACGAAGCATTCCGGTTATGGTACAATGACATGTTACCATCAACCAGGCCTCTGTTAGCAGAACTAACCGCTTATACAAAAGATTACACATTCGCCGTGCGCCGCCCGATACCTAAGACGTCGAGAAAGTCAACCGTACAGGCCAAAAATCAAAGCGAGTTAATGACTCTCATCAGCGAATCTTTTACTCAAGATCAAATCTATTGTGGAGACATTAGAATCACGTCCATGCCAAACGGCAATTGCCTAACAGCCGCAAAACTCATAATCACTGGCATGTATTCAGGACATTGCGAAACTGACGCCGAATTAGGATTGGTCATAAAAGCGCTCCCCAAGGGAATTACAATATTGAAATCCAAGCCAATAAACGGCACGAGTCACATATACCTGATGGAGGATAAAACCATATTGAGTAACGGATTCATATCTCTAGAGAGGAGCGATTACACAGAGGGCTCACAGGCGCACATTAAATGGAATACAAGGACTCAAGTTTTTGAACAAAGTGTAGGCAGCAACCTAGAAACTAATACTTTGGACATACTACGTTCCTACGGGGTGCACATCAGCGACGCAGCAAGCGTGCAAGACAATCACTACAAGAATATAAGCAATGGAGGGCACTTGCACTCAAGGACGATAGTAGACGCTGTTCACACTAGGGGTCTCAACGCAATGATCACAAATTTGCTAACTGGAGATTACGACAGGATAATTGACGTGGGTAGTAAGATAAATAACTTCCATAAAATGTTAAGCACGTTACCCAGAGACGTTTCCGAAGCTCCTTCTAGAGAGATAACAGTCTGTATGGTCCGGCCTGAGGAAAGCGACAGAGATAAGAATTACCATAGGCAAGTGAAAAGTACAATCAACGGATCCTCCATGAGAGTTATCATAAAAGACACACTGTTCACTCTCAAGTTTGTGATAATCAAGGGGCTCGTGGGAATCGACTTAGTACCAACCGAGAGAGATATCGTTCGTATCGCTGACGCTCACTACTATTTCAGCAACATGCAAATCAAAGGCCTTAAAATAGTATCCGGATTGCAGCATTCTTTAACGCACGGAGTGTACAAATCCCTAAACAGAGAAATGAATTACACAATTACTTCGAGTAAGAACGGTTATATGACCGTGCGTCAAACCTCAAGATCCAACGGAGAAGCGTACGAGCACCCGCTCACCTGGGTCAAAGCAGGAGCCGACAAAGTCATAGAAGTCGACCCATACACATACGCCTTCGTCAGCGTCACTACTCGAACCGACTTTGTAGACAGCCCTGTAAACTATACTAGAGATCCCGCTCCAATCGACTGGACTAACGAAGCAATACACGACGCACCAGACGCTTCTAGAGCTGCTATGGGAGTTCGCCTCGGAAGTACAGACTGGATAAATTATAAGCCGGTCAAAGCCAACTACGCCGACTGCGTATCCAAAACTATATCCGACACCAGCGCAAAATTCAATATCGATCACCCTTTCCGAGCTCAAATAAACCATATTTCATGGGCTAAATGGGGTCCAACTTCTAAAAGGGAATGGATCGAGAAGAACTATTCGATGTCGACAAAGAAAATCTTGTTAGCAGCCGGAACTCTAGCCAGTCTTTATCACACTGTTCAGCCATTAATGCAAACAAACTCAATACGTCAAAACTACAAGACAGCCATGATGTCATTAGTCGAGACTGCAAGTAACAATGCAGACGAAGTGAGTAAACAAATGCCGAATTTAACCAAGGCCGCAATTGAATCATCAAGTTACTGGTCCAAGTTCAAAAACTTTTTCTTCCCAAAGAAAAATTCGGAATTGATAGCAGAAGCAGTACTCAACGAAAACCTGCAAGCTGACAACGTGTGTCGCCAAATTGACGAGTGGACGCGAACAGAACAAAATCTATACATCCAGATGAAAGACGTCAGAGACAAAATACCTGAAGTCCGAACTTCCTTGTGGAGGAGATGCACAAAAACGATCATCGTAGCAGCAGTGGCGGGATTAGCGCTCTACGGCACCGTGAAAGCCGCACAGAAGATCATTAGAATTTACAAAGATTATAAAGCTTATGTCCGTCCAGACGAGCCACAAGAAACAGGCCCAGCGAACGAGAAAATACTAGGGATAGACGATGTGCCGTTCGTAATAAAAACCAAGACTTTAAGATTGCAGCAAGACTTGCCAAAGACCAAAACACACGACCCTAATACATTTCGATTTGTAAAGCCTTTGGACAAAGACAAAAACGGATTCGTTACAGTATCTTACAACGACAATTTGATAGCGGACCATCTACGATGGGAAGATATATATGAAACAATTCAAAAAGAAAATGCAGTTCCAAGTTCCAAAAAGTTACCCAAAAGCGCAGGGTTTAAGATACTCTCGACCAACATGTCCAGCCAACCTCACATGTGGAATCATCAATCATTACAAAATTGTATTTACGCGCTGTTCAATCGGCAACTCAGTGCCAAGTTGAAATACGAGGAAAGCGTGATGAAAGATTTCCAAAAATTCGTAACAGCCCAAAAAACGAATTGGAAGAACCGGTGCGAAAATATACCCACGGTCCAAGAGTGGTTGAAGGCTAAAGACTGGACAGTCAAAAGGAAACTCTTATACAAGGACAATATCACCAAGCAGTTGCGTGGAGAAGAGTTAGAGTGGAGAAATGTATTCAATCTCATGGTCAAAAACGGAGAGCTGTATTATTCTAAGCCAACGGCCTCCGATAACATATATCTAGAAGGAGTAAAAGATCGACCACGGGCCATAATGGCACCAACCGGAGCTCTACTTGGAGTGCTGACTTGGGTCCAACAACTAATCATAGACAACATGAAGAAAGCTTACCCTGAATTTGTGCATGCTGAGAATTCACAAGACTTCTGGAAGAGGACATACCCAGAAATATTGAAAATCGATGACCCTATAACATACTCAATGGACATGGCCAAACATGACGCACACCAACACGCAGATTTGATTAAAGCAGTAGACCACGAGATATGGGCGCATTACTCAAATGAAGTCATAAGAGTGCTCAATGAGCACGGAGCGATTGACGCACCAGCCCTGTGGAGTAACTTGTCGAAACTCATATTCAACACTCGAGCTAAAGTCAACGTCTTAGACAAAGACGCAAAGCGATACGGATATGTTATAATTAACGGCACCACCTTTTCGGGGAGCCCACACCTTACCACTTTGGGCAACACAATGCGAGTGATAATGGCCCATCTTTACGTCATCAATCGAGCAAATGTTCCGAGAGGCCAATATGTAGTCAGAGTAGCGGGAGACGACGCTATTGTCTGGATATCGCGCAAGTACCAAAAGCAGTACGAAGAATCTCTATACAAAGTGCTCGCCAAAGAATCGACTCATACAAACCACGGCTTGGGGATGGTCGTGGAAGTCCAAGCAACCCCTTGGTATCGCGCGGAGTTTTGTAGCAAGATTTTGATAGTAGAGCCGCAATATCCAGCCCACGGTCAATGGGTGAGGAAGCCCGAGAGCCTGCTTCACAAGGGACATTTTTATGTAGGCAACAAAGCAGAATTAGTCAACGATCCGGAGCTGTACAGTTCGATGTGGGCAGCCGGAGTAGCAGGCGAAAGCAAAGGGCCCATTTACTTGGAAATAGCAATGCTCAGAAATCGGATGGGGAAGTACAAGTTCGATCCATATAAACACTCACATCTAATTGAACACAAATGGAATTTGAACTGCAAGAACGACTTTGACCCTATGTTGACAAATGCATACATACGAGAAATAGCCGCATCGCTGAGAGTGTCACAGAAAAGCGTGCTTGACTTTTGGAAGTGCCTAATAGACATGTTGACATGGTACCAAACACCAGGAGTCGGTCACATAGAATTACCGCTACCTGAATTGATTGACCATTGGACATCAATCCCCACGAAAAATAATACAACGAATGACGATGAACACATCTAAAGTAGTCGACGAATTCTTCAACAGAGACAGAGACGATTGGAGTAAGAAAGGTTCTGCGGAGTATGTAGATCCAGATGCATCAGTCTTGTATCACAAGCATATGCAAACAGAGAGACCAGAACCAGGCACTACAGAAGAAATGGGTTTCATGCAAAGTGCCGAACTGACCCCCGGGATGCTTAGAGTAAAGTCAATAATTTCAGACATCCATAGAGGCCGATGGAAAACCAAAGAACAATTCCTAGAGCACATATTAACTTACCTAACCCCCGAATCAATAACTCGAATGCGGTTTTTCGACAGTCGAGAAGGAATGGCTTTGATGGTAGCATGGAATGACAACATGTCAGATCAAGCTCAAAAGTTGACACCTCGCGAACTACTCGAAATAAAGAATACCTTTGCTACTATGCCAAAGCCAGACCCAAGAGCAATCTTCAAAGAAGACGAAGAAAGTTCAGGAGACGAAGATGTCGGCGAGACGGAAAACATCCTGGATCAACTAAACCAAACTCTGCAAGCGATTAGACAAAAGCCTGAAGAGCTCGACAAAGTTGAGGAGTGGACCAGATTCCAGACACCGGTTCTACGAGATACTAGAAAGAGGAATGCAACAAATCCTTTTGATTTAGACTTCGAAATCGGACAGCCGGTCAACGATGCGCAAGCCAATCCAGACGCCGCCCTCAAGCACAAACAATTCAGCAGAGACTTGCGGCGTGTAGCAAGAGGTCCGAAACGTCGACGTCGACCACCGCGAACATATCGCCCAAGAAGACCAAATCGACCGCCGGGTAGAGGTGCGGCACGAAAAGGGCGACCAGCTTTGACTCGGAGACAACAAAAACTTATCAGAGAAGCAGAAAACGAGAGGAGGAGACAAAGACAAGTCAAGTGGGCCAAGAAGAAAGGCTTGACAGTAGAAACAGCCGTCTCCGGCAAAGGAAAACCTATGCACGCTATCGTATACGAAGGTCGTAAATACCCAGTTCAATTCAACCAGTCTATCACAGACGGATCGAACCAAGCCGTGGGGATGAATGACGTCGTGCTGGCTGGATCGACAACCGACTTCAAATACGGAGCGATGCCTACGATGCACAACCAGATGAGTAGTGACCCTATACGAGATTTTGCAAAGACGTTGATTGAGCCGGGTGCTCTGTATGCACCATACATCACGTCGAGTGGGATTTTGCCAATGCCCACATCTTTGTCTAGAGGCACTGACTCCATGATCGTGACTAACAACTCTTACACGATCATCGCAACTTCAGTGGGAACAGCTAACGCAAATTCGTCAGCGATGAATGCCATGTATCCAGGCTACGGAAAGCGAACTGGACTGACTACATCTTCAACAATGAACTCATCAGATTGTACAGGAGGATCCGGAGAGTTTTCGACGATATTTGGCGGCACTACGTTAGCGAACAAGATTTTCCCATGGAGCGTAGCTATCGACATGGTAATCCTACAGCCGGGTTCAGTCATAGCAGGAAACATATGGGTCGGAAACTTGCCTTTCAAATCTTTTGAGACAGCACAACTCTCAGATCTCTTGCGTTATGCGACGCAAATTAAGGGAGAAACAGCAGGGCAAGTTTACTCGATTCAATCATGTCAAGAGAATAGAGATGCAGTGTTCTTCTCAAACACCAACCCCAACTACGCAAACCAGATGGAGAGGGTGTCATACATCATATTCTCGCCTAATTCCGTTGGAAGCATAACTGGAGCACCACCAGCAACCTACACCCTACAACTCTTCCCACGGACGAACTACGTATGGACTCCGATCAATTCACCGCAACTGACAGCAATGACGGAGGCTCAAGTTCGAGAATACGTGCAGATCAAGTATTCGGCTGAAGAATTGAATACGCTGCACCGATTCGGATCACTAGCAACCACGTACATCGGGCGATCGAGTTCGAATTCAGAGTACGATATTGCAGAAAACGTGTCAACCGTGACGAACGGAATCAGCGAGGAACTCGCTCCTTTAAGCCTAATGAGCTACGCATCTCAGATTCAAGATTGCGATTTCATTGAGAAACTCGTTGAAGGCAGATGGGGAGATCCAAGTTCTTACCCGACTGACATAGCTGAAAGCATCACCAACTTGCTAGCTGATCTATCAATTCTCATTTCACTTTTCGGTTCAGTAACGAAGAGCAACGCTGAAGAACTGGAAAGATGGAACGCGCTACCAACTAAAGTAGTGTGGCGAGCAGGAAAACAGATAAGAATCAAAGATATGCTTGCTGAGAAGAAAAGAGCTACGAGCACCGACAAAAGATAAACGCAACCAAGTCGTTGCTAATTCGACCGCTACGTCGTTAAACTGGCTGTTCTCCGCTTATCCTAAGCGTAGAGAACGTTCG